GGTCCGTGAGAACGTGAGGGGGCCTTGGGGCCCTCGGGTCGGCTACGAACTCTACTGTCACGAGTACATGCCTATCGGAGTTAACCCGTAAACACCTAAAAAATGGAAGTGAATCATGATCTCTAAATCAGACATTGTAGAGTTTTTGTATGCTATTGTGTACGATACGTTGACCGCAAGTGAGACAATGGAAGAAGAAGATCTACAGGATCTAGCATCCTTAGTAGATGACTTTGCTACAATCCTTGAGAACTCAGTAGTCAGTAATAAATGATACACAGTGAAGTCATAGACTTCCTGTATGATCGCGTATGGGACACCCTCATTAACATACCTGGGGATGACGCACAGGAGTTAGCGATTGATGTTGACACCTTTGCTACGAAGCTGGCCGATCTCAATAACGAGAACAGATGATCTCAATAAAAGGAACAACACCCATGGAAGACATACTAGACGAGGCTAAGCGCCTCACATCCTCTGACCGTCAGAATGCTTACGGCCCTCCGAACCAAGACTTCGCCAGGACCGCAGGAATGTGGTCAGCGTTTCTTCAGCACCCCGTCACGCCTCAGGACGTGGCTTGTATGATGATTATGCTCAAGTGTTCGCGCCAGACACACCAACAGAAGCGCGACAACTGGGTTGATATGGCGGGTTATGCTCGGTGTGGTCAGATCTGCGATGAAGTTGACACGCTCGGTGATGAAGCAGACATGCTTGAGAGAGTTGTGCAGTGGTGAGTACTTCTGCTTCCTTTGACGTGTGCGTGATCGACGCCGATGTGATCCTACATCAAGTAGCCCACAAGTACACAGAGCGCTTTGGGGACCAACGGACCTACGCGCCTTCGCAGCTTGAAGACGCTAAGGCCTCGTGCGACTCTAGCATCCGCCAGATCACGACACTTGCGCTTTGCGCTCGCCCGATCCTGGCGTTCTCAGACGTCCACAGTTACCGCAAGATCCGAGTACCAACGTATAAGAGCAACCGCTCCCGCAACAAGCACATGCGTCCACACCCAGACCTAATGGCTGTGCTTCGGTCGTACATGTCCCGAACCTACGACACGCGCGTCTACCCGTTCATGGAAGGCGATGATGTCTTGGGGATCATTGGCACCGCTAACGCCCTAGGCGACACAGTCCTGGCTACTATCGACAAGGATCTGGACACTGTACCTGGACACCACTTCCGATGGCACCACCCAGAGTGGGGAGTGTTTGAGGTAACCGACCAGCAAGCTGCGTACAGCCGAGACCTCCAGACCCTAATGGGCGACACGACCGACGGAATCCCAGGCCTTCCAGGCATAGGCCCCAAGAAGGCCGCTAAGATCCTAGAGGCCCCTGACTTCCAATCGGTCTGGGGAACCTACTGCGAACACCTCGGACACGACGTGGGCACTAAGGCCTACAAAGACACACAGCTTCAAGTGTACATACTGCGCCATGGAGATGTGAATACCAGACTAGATGACAAGTATCGTCCAGTCTTTGATTTCAATACTAGCTTGGAGAAGACCTGATGCCCCGCAAAAAGACTACAGTTGATATACCAAAGACTACAGTTGATATACCTGTCGAACTGGCACTTCGCTTGGGCCCTCAGCTCCCAGGTATCCTACTACATCTCAAGTCCTCAGGGTACACTAGCTACCCAGCGCTTGAAGGTCTCCTTGTCCTAGAAGATCTGCATAAGCAACTGTTGTAATAAGGCGACATTATTTGCCTATGCAATCCCTACCTGAATTGTCTCCAGATCAACAACTTGTGATCTATCAAAATGCAGCACCCTTGCTCGCTTATATGCGTAGCTCGCTGCCCAGAGGATACCCAAGTCTAAAGGACCCGTTAGCTGACCGCACTATGTGGTGGAATGCTGCACAACACGAGTTCCTTGGCCGCTACATAGCGGACGCAGAAGCGTTAGGTGTCAAGATACCAGAAATCTAACCCCTAGGAGGTGTCGGAGTGTGTTCCTTTTCCAAGCCCAAGACTCCCCCACGCCCTCCGCCACCTCCTCCACCTCTGCCTCCTGTTGAAGTTGAGTTCGGTGAGCAAAAGACAGCCGCTAAAAAGAAGAAGCTGAGAGGCGCTACCCCGCTCCAGATTCCACTTAATAACAACACCGCCAGCAAAGCAGGACTCGGTGGCATCTAGCACCCTTGAGAACGCAGGCGTCCTTCCTACGGATGGGCCTGTTAAAACTCGATGGGTCAAGCTAGACTCCGCTCGTAGTGAGCAACTCAAACGCAAGCGCGATTGTGCTGAGTTAACCCTTCCGTACCTACTGCCCCGTGAGGGCCGAAAGCCTGGACAGAGCCTTTACAGTCCGTTCAGCAGTGACGGCAGTAGGGGCGCTAAGACCCTAGCGGCCAAGCTGGCCCTAGCTCTCTTTCCGCCACAGCGTGCGTTCTTTGAGTTGACCTACGACGAAGCAGCACTCACTGTTGCAGAGGCCGACGACCCTAAGGTCCGAGACCAAGTCGAAGAAGTGTTGCGTCCCAACGTAACCACGATCATGCACGAGTTCGATGCGTCCAAGCCTCGCAAGCCCATCAACGGTTTGCTGTTGGACCTGATCGTAGTTGGTGACGGTCTTGGGATCTGGGAGAGCCTTGAGGCCCCTATGCGCGTTATACGGCCTGACTCCTTTGTCGCTCGCCGTAACGGACGTGGAGAAGTAATCGAGATCGTCATCCACGAAATGATCGGAATCGAGAGCTTGCCGAGTGACGTACAAGCCCAGGTCCGAGGACGAGTCAAAGAAGGCGAAGCTAACAACGAGCTAGACCTGTACACTCACATCCTTCAACAAGGCAACGGCTTCACAACCAAGCAAGAGGTCCTAGGCATAGCGTTCAACGCTGGCTCATTCCCGACTTGGGAAAAGAGTCCGTTTGTTGGTCCGTTCCGATGGCACAGCATAGACGGCGAGAATTACGGCATCTCTCACGTCGAAGATAACCTTGGGACCTTAAGGACCGTTGAGGGCCTTTCGAAGCTCCTGGTCCAAGGCTCAGCAGCCCTGGCAAAGATCAACGTACTTGTAGACCCGAGCACAGGCTTGCGGCCAAAGGACCTCACAGAAGCTGACAACGGTGAAGTCTTGGCCTGTAGCCTAGGCGGAGCTGTCCCATTCACAGTCGTCACAGGCGACGGGAAAGCCGTAGACTTCCAAGTGGTCAACAGTCTCCTTAACGCTGAGAAGGCAAGCCTTCGTGCTTCCTTTCTACAGACCGAGTCTATTCAACGTGATGCTGAACGTGTCACTGCTGAAGAGATTCGGATGTTAGCACAGGAGCTAGAGAACGCCCTTGGTGGAGTCTACACAGCTTTGGCTGAGGAGTTCCAGACCACGATCTTGAAGCGACTCATTCACCTCATCAAGACCGAGAAGCCTGACGCATTGCCTGCTGTTGAAGTAGACGGTGTCGAGACTGCGCTTCTTACAGGCCTTCGCGCCCTTGGAGCAGGTCACGAGATGAACAACCTCCAACAGTTCATCGCTACGGCTACACAGGTCCCAGGCGCAGAGGCTTACCTAAATGTAGGCACGATCCTGACCCAAATGGCTAAGCACCTAGGCACCCAGACCAACATCATTCGGTCTAACGAGGAAGTACAGCAGCAAGCTGCCCAAGCCCAACAAGCACAGATGATGCAGAGCGTAGCGCCTGGAGTGGCCCAAGAGGCCGCTAAGAGCGCTATGGCTCCGCAGCAATAGACACACAGCCGCGCCTAGCGGCGCTCCCCAAAAGGAAACAAGAACTATGCCCGAAGAAACCGTAGAGCCGACCATTCCCGACCCGGTGGCCGACACCACTCCACCAGTAGTCGAGACTCCACCACCTACTGACACGCCCGCCGAAACAACCCCGCCAGCCTCTAGCGATCCCCTCCAGATCCCTGAGGCCCCCGAGCCCGAAGCGGCTCCTCAGATCACAGCGGAGTTCCTTGCGTCCGAGTGGACAGCTAACGAAGGTTCCCTCACTGAAGCAACGCTTGACCGTCTCACGAAAGCAGGCATTGCTCCCGAGCTAGTGTCTCAGTTCGTAGCGGGCCAAGAGGCCTTAGCGGCCACAGCGAACGCTAAGATCCACGAGACCCTTGGAGGCGAAGAACAGTCTAAGGCCTTGCTGGACTGGGCAGGAACTAACCTGGACGAAAGCACGAAGACTGCTCTCAACTCCCAGCTTGCTAGTCCTGACATCAACGTGCGTGTCTTGGCAGCACAGGCATTGAAATCCCTCCACGCCCAAAAGGCAGGCAGCATTCCCCTGGTCTCAGGCAGCAACGGTACAGCTCTCACAGGCTACCGAAGCGACGCTGAGATGACCAAGGACATGCAAGACCCGAGGTACCGCAACGACCCAGCCTTCCGTGCTGAAGTCGCAGCACGTAT